GTGTGAAAACTGCCCCAATTACTACACCATAAATGGTGGCAACTGATTGCATAACAGTTGTCGTAGACAAGTAAGTGCTTGATTTGATGTATACCTTCGGTATGTCGGTGGATGTGAGGCATCATTTCTGCTTTCACCTGCGTCATGACGTTGCATAATGCGCAGAATTGCATGATGAAGTGGGGGTGGGCAGGGGCCATAGGGGGGGTGTGCGTTAGTATACATGTACAAATACACAGATCAGGAAATATCACTGTTAACCACATTACAGATATAGTGCTTTACATGTATATAGGGCCGATGTGGACCTATTATTTGTGGAACATTGTCCCTGTTTAGACACGATAAGTGGAATAATATCCCTATTATGGGACACATGTACGATTAGGGGTTGACATGTTTCTCAGAATGTGTAAAACTATATATGTTAGGTGTTAGGGTAGGGTCACTTACAGTGTTACACGTACAGTGAAACAGTTAAATGTATATATACTTACTTATAATTATACTTAACTATATTAACATATAAGTAAACACGTACAGTGAGTACACTTACTTACCTATATACGTAAGTGATTTTTGCCTTTAGGCGAGAACTTACTTGTAATTAAGCATTGACAATGGCTAAAAAATCAGTAAAACTATATACAGATAATGTTTTAGAAGAGTTCTATAAACATGTACTAGATGGTAACTTGGATAAGTTGCATATACCTCATAGTGATGTATTCTACGTGAAGACAGCCGTAGATGCCCACTATGGTAAATCATTTACGTTAGAGCATGTAGAATGGGCTATGCGTATGGAGGGATGGACCGATGGCAGTTGAGTATCGTGGAGAAACATTCAGTGGGTATAACAAACCAAAGCGTACACCTAAGCACCCTACTAAGTCCCACGTAGTTCTTGCCAAAGAAGGTACTACAATTAAGATGATTAGGTTCGGTGAACAAGGTGCAAGTACCGCAGGTAAACCTAAAGCTGGTGAATCAGATAAAATGAAAAAGAAACGTGCAAGTTTTAAGGCACGTCATGCGAAGAACATTAAGCGTGGTAAGTTGAGTGCAGCTTACTGGGCAGATAAAGTCAAATGGTAAAGGAATAACACAATGGGTGTACTATCGGCAGCTGCACGTGCGGCAATGAAGGCTAAGAAGGCAGCTAAGGCAGCAGAGAAAGCTGCACAGAAAAGTTTAGGTGGTGATACCGCTACTCGTGGTAAACCTAAAGATACTCCACAGAAAGCTGAAGCAGACCGTAAAGCTGCCGCAGCTAGGGCTAAAGAACGTAAGCGTCAAGAAAACATACGTACCTCTGAATCTAAGAGCAGTATTAATAAAAGTCGTAATGTATCTAAGGCGGATGTTATGGCTGCAAATACCGCCGCTATGTTCCGTGATATGCAAAAGCGTATTGATGATATGCCGGACGGTATGCGTAAAAAGATGATGTCCGACTTGTTAACTGCCCAAGAAAAAAAGTTTAAGTCGGAGCAAGGTGCAGAGCTAGATACAATGACACGTAAGCAGCAACAATCTGCAAGTGATCGTAAGCCATTTAAAGGTTACACACCTAAATCACCCTTTGCTAAAGGTGGTATGGCAAAGAAACGGATGGCGTACAAAGATGGTGGCTACGTAAACTGTGGTGCATCCGTACCGGGTACACAAAAGGGTAAAAAGTAATGCCAGTATTTGAAACGTGTGAGGGGTGTCCTACCCCCGCAAAGTGTAAGGCAGTAGGAAAATGTATGGGGAAGACGAAATGAAGTTCTTAGATTACAAAGATACACTAGAGGAGCATGGCTACCTTGTGAGTAAGGAAACCGTTACAACACGACTTGGTGATGTACTTGCAGGTTTTGATCCGTATGGTGACTACTGGTGTTCCGATTCTAAAGTACAAGAAATTCTTTTGGAGCCAGTCAAAGTACGTGCTCGTACAAAGAAGGGTTACTTTAAGAAGGATGACCCTAGTACCCCAGAGAATGAAGCTTGGGTTACTTCACCTAAAAAGAAGTAATAGCACATGCTAGAAGATATTCGCACTTACACTACCGATACGGAAGCTTTAACTGTTACCGCTACTGCTGGCGGTGCCAGTGCCGATGTTATTTATACGTGTCCTCCTTTTCACGATGCTACCATAGACTTTTTGCATGTAAGTAATGGCTCTACTGCAGTACAAAACATTACACTGCAGTGGTATCATGCAGATACAAATACATACCATCACATAGTAAATGATAAGTCTGTAGCAGGTAAAGATGTCTACAATATCATTACTTCCGATAGAATACACCTACATGCAGGAGATAGCATCTCCGCTTTTGACGGTGCAAGTGGTAGTCTAGAAGTGTTTATATCCGTTAGACAATTCTATAACCCAGCACGTAGTGCATAACGGGGTTGCAATATTGTCCGTAGTATGATATAACTAAGTATGGTATAACTCCTATGTATACTGGATATTCAGTGTACGTATGTTCATGAACAAGGAGTTATACACATGAAATGGTTAATTAAATGGTTTGAAGCAGTAGCTGTAGCACAACAAAAACGTGCAGATTATTGGCTACTGAAGAATATGACCGACAAAGAACTGAAAGATATAGGAATCTCTCGTGGCGAAATCACCCAAAAAGTCTTCCACGGTTAATGCGGCTGGTAATTATACTAAGCCTACTATGCGTAAGCGTCTTGTTGCCTCCGTTAAAGCTGGCGGCAAAGGTGGAAAGCCCGGACAGTGGAGCGCAAGGAAGGCTCAAATGGTTGCAAAGCAATACAAAGCTAAAGGTGGAGGGTACAAATCTTGAAGGGCGTTAATCACTATCTGAAAGATGGTACTCTCTACAAAGGCAAAACACATAAGCATCCAGACGGTACTCTTATGACGGGTGCAACTATGTCTAAGACTTCTAAGAAATTAGTTCACTATAAAGATTTGAGTAAAGCTGCAAAGGCTAAAACAAATGGCAAAGTCAAAAAGTCAACAAAGTCTTAGTCGATGGACAAAGCAAGATTGGAGAACCAAAAGTGGTAAACCTTCTACGCAAGGCCCAAAAGCTACTGGAGAACGCTATCTTCCAGCTGGAGCTATTAAAGCTATGTCTAGTGGAGAATATGCAGCTACTACGGCAAAGAAAAGACAAGATACTAAAGCTGGTAAGCAATTTTCTAAGCAACCTAAAACGGCAGCTAAAACATCTAAGCGTTTTCGTAGGACGTAAAGATGACTGAGTACGATCTAAATAAGAATGGTGTAATTGACCCAGAAGAACGGGAGATTATGCTTGAGGATCGTAGGCGGCGTATGGAAGATGAAGACGCCAAGCGTGATGCACAACGTAATATGACATGGTTTGCGCTGTCCGGTATGGTTATGTACCCGGCGGCTATTATTGTATCTTCAGTAGTAGGTTTAGATACCGCCGCAATGTTGATTGCCGACATTGCAAATATCTATGTAGTATCCGTATCCGCCCTTGTAGGTGCATACTTTGGCTTTAACGCAATGGGTGCTAAAAAATGATTGGTCAAATCTTAGGTGCCGTAGGTGGACTAGCTACAACTTACCTTGATGGTAAGGTTGCAGTACAGAAAGCCAATGCAGAGATTAAAGTCAAGCAAGCCACTGGTGAGATTGACTGGGACATAGAAGCTATCAAAGCTACCCAAAATAGCTGGAAGGACGAGTGGATTACTTTATTGTTTAGTATTCCACTCATTCTTGCATTTTGTGGTGACTGGGGTAATCAGATTGTACAAGCGGGTTTTACTTCACTTGAAGCTATGCCTACTTGGTATCAATATTCGTTAGGCGGTATCGTCAGTGCCAGCATTGGTATGCGTTCCGTATCTAAGTTTTTTACAGGAAAAAAGTAAATGGCATTTAAACTATCAAACCGTAGCCTTGCTAAGATGGAAGGCGTAGATGAAAGCTTAGTGGCTGTAGTCAAACGTGCCATTGAACTTACTAAAGTAGACTTTGGGGTTATCTATGGCCTACGTACAGTAGAAGAGCAAGAGAAGCTTGTAGCTGCAGGTAAGTCACAAACTATGAAGTCCAAGCACCTAGAGGGTCGTGCCGTAGACCTCATGGCTTATGTGGATGGCAAGGGTGTATGGGAACTGAATGTCTATGATGACCTTTGTGATGCAATGAAAGAGGCAGCTAAAGAGCTTGGTGTAGCAATCAAGTGGGGTGCAGCTTGGTCAGAGGGTGACATTCGTACATACGAAGGTACAGCGGAAGACGCAATGATGGCATATGTAGATTTACGTAGGTCACAGGGTCGCCGCCCCTTTATTGATGGCCCACATTTTGAATTGATGTAATAGAGGAAGTATTATGGCTCGTGAGTTAACGGAACGTCAACAAAAATTTCTAGCGGTCCTTATGGATGAAGCAGGTGGTGACATTACCTCTGCTAAACTGTTGGCTGGTTACTCTGCAAATACTTCTAATGCTGAAGTCACCAAAGGTATCAAAGAAGAAATTATTGAAGTAACACATACGTTCCTTGCACGTAATGCCCCTAAAGCTGCAATGGCTATGGTAGGTGCATTGTATGATCCTACAGAGCTAGGTATTCGTGATAAGATGCAAGCTGCAAAAGAACTGCTTGATCGTACTGGTCTTGTTAAGACTGAAAAGGTACAAGTGGAAGCAAGGGGTGGCGTTATGTTAATGCCAGCTAAAAACCCACAGGATGATGATGACTAAAAAAGTAGGTACGTGGAAACTACCACAACCAACCGACCTCAAAGAAGATAATGTATGGGTGTCTATCCCACGTGTAGCAAGAACAATTCCTTTTGGGTATGAACTTGATCCAAATGATGACGGAATCCTCTTGCCAATTGACTACGAACTTGATATGCTTGAGCAAGCAAAGAAATACATTAAACAGTATTCATATCGAGAAGTAGCGAACTGGCTTACTACAAATACAGGTAGGTCCATATCGCACGTAGGGTTAAAGAAACGGTTGGACAATGAGCGACAAAGAAAAAACAAAGCTGGAAGCCTTCGCAAATGGGCAGACTATGCGAAAAAGGCAATCGCCAAAGCGGAAGAAATCGAAAACAACCGCACAGGCGCAAAAGAAAACAGCAGCGAAAGCGAAGCAGCCTAGTACTAATATTGTACTAGATGACTTTACCACTAAGGTTGAAGAGACACACAACGTAATCTTTAAACCTAATGTTGGGCCACAGACTGACTTCCTTGCATCAAGTGAACGTGAGGTGCTGTACGGAGGCTCTGCAGGGGGTGGAAAGAGTTACGCTATGTTGGCTGACCCGTTACGCTACATGGGTGTTCCAGCCTTTGCTGGTGTTCTCCTACGACACACTACGGAAGAACTTCGTGAGCTTATAACTAAGTCACAAGAAATGTATCCAAAGATTTGGCCCGGTATCAAGTGGTCTGAACGTAAGATGACATGGACTGCACCTTCCGGTGCTACTTTGTGGTTAAGCTACCTAGATAAAGACCAAGACGTTACACGCTACCAAGGTCTTGCCTTCAGCTGGATTGGCTTTGACGAACTTACCCAGTGGGCTACACCTTACGCTTGGAACTACATGCGCTCACGTTTGCGTACTGCCGATCCTTCACTGCCTTTATCTATGAGAGCTACTACCAACCCCGGAGGTAGAGGCCACCATTGGGTAAAGAAAATGTTTATTGATCCTGCCCCTGCAGGTAAAGCATTTGTAGCTACGGATATTGACACAGGTGAACAACTAAAGTATCCTGCAGGACATGAGAAAGCAGGAAAGCCACTATTTAAACGCAGGTTTATTCCAGCTAGGCTATCCGATAATCCATACCTATCTGAGCAAGGTGACTACGAAGCAATGCTTCTTTCACTACCTGAGCAACAACGTAAGCAATTGTTGGAAGGTGATTGGGATATTAAAGAAGGCGCAGCCTTTACAGAGTTCGACAGAAACGTACACGTAGTTGAGCCATTTGATATTCCAAGTAACTGGGTAAAGTTTAGAGCTTGTGACTATGGATACGGAAGTTACTCCGGTGTTGTATGGTTTGCGGTATCTCCAAGTGAACAGCTTATTGTATATCGGGAACTATACGTAAGTAAAGTACTTGCAGTTGATCTTGCCGACATGGTTATGGAACTTGAAGCAGGTGACGGTAACATAAAGTATGGAGTACTTGATAGTTCTTTGTGGCATAGACGTGGTGATACAGGCCCAAGTCTTGCAGAACAAATGATACACAGAGGGTGTCGCTGGCGTCCATCTGATCGTTCTAAAGGTTCTCGTGTAGCAGGTAAAAACGAAATACATAGACGCTTGCAGGTAGATGACTATACTAATGAACCTAGACTAGTCTTTTTTAACAATTGTACTAATATTATCTCACAGTTACCCGCACTACCAATTGACAAACGTAACCCAGAAGACATTGATACACACGCAGAAGACCACTTGTATGATGCTTTAAGGTATGGTATTATGTCGAGACCACGGTTTAGTGTATTTGACTTTGACTCAGGTGGAACACACTACAACGGAATGCAAGTAGCGGATGCTACCTTTGGTTATTAAGGAAAAATAAATGGCAGAAGAAAATGATGGCTTCATTGAAGATGACGCAATTGCACTAGAGGATAGTGAGGATTCATCTATTGATGATGTAGATTCTTCTAAAATCATTCCATTTATTATGGAGAAATATAATCGTGCCGATGATTACCGTCAGCAGGATGAACAGCGTTGGCTACGTGCCTATCGTAACTATCGTGGTTTGTATAGTCCAGACGTTCAGTTTACAGAGGCAGAAAAGTCTCGTGTATTTATTAAAGTAACTAAAACAAAAACACTTGCTGCCTATAGCCAAATTGTAGATGTTCTATTTGCCGCACAAAGATTTCCTTTATCCGTTGACCCCACCGAATTGCCAGA